CCGTACGTAGTACGTAAGCACGCATTCTATACAGCTGAGATGAATGCACTTAAGATACTCGACACTTATGCTCAGTCGGCATTGAAGGACATTAACATGAGTCCATTCATTGCTAAATTACATGAGCTAATTGAGACAAACTTACCTGATCCAGTAACCGGTGAAGAAACTTGGTCATTGAAGGACAATAAACCAGGACTGTATGAAGAGCTGAGTAATTGGAAGGAATTCCTTTCAACTGGTACGAACGCGAAGCTGCATCCTACTGCACGAAGAGTGATGAGTGCAGTAAACAATAACCTAGCTTACGCACTACTATCAGGTTCCTTACGATCAGCTGGCATTCAGTTAAGTGCATTGGTTGGTACTACTTATGCATTGGGTGCTGTACCAACGCTAAAATCTGCCGGTGAAATTCTAGCTGGGCATATAGCACATCCATTTTCCGGTGGCACTGCACGTGATTTTGCAATAAGGAATAGTGAAGTACTGAGTTCTCGCAATTTCATTGAGGCGTACAATCAGGCAGCTGCTGCGATCATAGGACGCAGGCCAGGTGACATTGCGCACGCAATACGAGTAGGCGATTTTGGTAGTGTGCAACAAGCAGTAGGCCGACCCGGCTTCAAGTTATTTGAGATATTCGATATGGAAGCAGCAGTTGTTAGCTGGAATGCTGCCTACCAAATTGCCAAGGGCAGCAAGATGGGCTACAGTCATAAGGATGCAGTACGCTATGCAGATGACTTAGTTGTACGTACACAAGGAAGTACCATGCCAGGTGACTTAACAGGTGTGCAGCGTAATGAACGAGGTAAATTACTTACCCAATTTCAAACGTTCTTAATTAACGACTTCAATTTTCTACGTGAGGAAGTGCTTACTAAAGGTAAGACAGGAGGTGGAGGTGGTGGCAATATACCTCCAGGCGGAGTACCTAGTGGTACTGGTAGCTGGGAAACTGGAGGCAAACGTAGCAAAACACAGCTCGCAATAAACCTATTGAGATTGCTGGTTTATACGCAGATTGTAAATGAGATGTACAAGATACTGCATTTGCAGCCAGGATTGCCAGATCCTGTTGGAGATGTACGTAAAGGTATACAGCAAGGGCACGGGCCTGCAATGTTAGCTTGGGATATTGCTGTTGGTCAGGCCGAGCGACTTCCAATAGTTGGAGGTGGACTGCGATATGGCAAAGGCGTAACTGGTCCAGCAGCACAAATAGTACAAGATTTATTCCGTGCTGGCCGAGTAGATCCATTGGTATCTAATCCATATAAGAAGCAAATGGAAGATCTTGGTTTACCAAAAGATGTAGGTGGATTAATAGAACCTGCAGGATCGCTCCTTGGTGTACCTTATTTACGCCAAGTTGGTAAATATGCAAAAGCTCAAGTACGTGGTGAGAACGTGTGGGATAGCCTTATGGGTTGGTATTCAAAGCCAGCCGGGCGAGATGGACGTGAACGATCAGAGCGAAGGGAGAGAAGTAGCAGATAGCTGCTGAAGTTAGATTTTAACCGAACTGTACGGGCCAGTAACATCCTTCAGGGTTATTCTAACTAATCCCTCTTGTGCTAACCGGCCCGCATCTTCCCGTCGCCAACAATCCGAAGATCCCCAAACCCTTCTTATGTTAGCAACCAAAGCGCAGTAATGGACTGCTTCTCGTCCTGCGGCATCCCGCGTAGACGCGGAATCAACTAATTAACTTGCCCGTTCTGTGATATTCCTTTACCAAAGTCCGGATTTACGTGTACCTTCTTTGTAACTGGTGCATACGCTAATACTCCCATTAGCTCAAGCGTCTCTACCATCTTCATTAAGTGAAACTGAGTGGTGTCATGTGCGAACCTATTCATTAAGTATCGCATAGTCACTTCTTTATGCTTCAATATCTCCTCCATAACTTGCGGAAGTATTTCAGCGTAGTCTGATTTACCTACACCACTGAGTGCTCGCATCATAGGTATCTCAGCTTCATCTAACATTTCCACCGCTCGAAGGAAGTCTACTTCTCGCAGCTTCATTTCATCGCTACGTGATGCGCTCAGTATCATACTCAGCTTCGTGGCAGTACTTGCTTTCCTACTATAATATGCAGCAAATCTCGCATCTTGTATCACTTGAGTTTCTTGTGACTGACTTACATACCATTCAGTTCGGGTCGTTATATAGTCATTCGTTGCAAGGAATGGCCCACCTAATAACGAGATCTCTTCCAAATCAGCTATAAGCTTCTCCTTCAGTTCCATATCCTCAATAGGAACAGGCACAGTTTTACCTCGCTTATCAGCATATATAAATAGTACACGACTAGCGAATCCTCCACCTACAGCTTCAGCTGGAAGTGCTGCCTGTATTTGTTCAGGTGTAGTCGCAGCTAACATGTTAAGCCATGCACCAGTTATTTCAAAGTTCCCACCTCCTTTAGTCCTATACGACCAGTCGTCCGCACAATCGTACAAGTCTGTAAGATCGGCCAAGAACTGTGAATTTTTGTAGCCTATGAATACAGTAAGCTCCTTGCTAAATACTGTTAGCGAGCAGTGATTCATAAATTTGCCAGCATCGAACTGAGTAGTTATCAAGCACGAACTTAGCTCCTTAATAAAGTATTCAGGTGTCAACCTATCAGCTGATAACTTAATACCAAGTGGCCTTAGTATACTATAACCTGAGGCCATCGCTGTACCTTTACGAGGTTCACCTGGAGGACCGGTTAAAACTATGTATAAATTAGGAAACCATGTTTGGCTACCCCATTTTAAGTAACACTTACGCTGTAAGGCAGCAGCTATTACAGACACGCCGACCCATTTCCTATACAATTCGCATGGTTCTGTCTCCTCAGTGAAATATAAGTATGCATCCAGGAAATCACTCAACTGTCTCGTCATGCTTATATCCCCAGCATTATTAGTGCATCTTGTAAGTATGCTTCAAGCATACCAGCATCTTCGCTGAACTTCGAACCCGTCAGCTCAACTCCTTTCTTTTTATTTAAGCACGTACCAACAACTAAATCAACCGGCACGACAAATTCATCCCTGCCAAATCTGAGTGGAGCTTCCAGCGATGCTTTAATACTCAATAGAATTCTAGCATGATCCGCTAGTGGCAATGACAGCGGCACTTGTATACTTATTGAATCGTGTACTTGCATTAGCAGCTCAACATGCCGGAACAATGTATCACTATTATAGTATACGTAGTTTAGTCCTTGCTCGTTTACTAAGTCACCACATGTTCCTTGTGGAATACATGAGTATGCTTCATTGAGCAAGTTTGCAGATGTCTTACCTAAGAACGTAATCTTCCGACCGTATAGATTGGTCAGTGTATGAGTCTTCTTAAGTGATTCTTCTACATACTTCCAGTATCCTCCTTTAAGCCCTGGATAAGCTGAATGATATCGGTCATACACGAACTTAGCTTGGCGCTCAGGAATTTCGTAGTCGAGACTAAAGGACTTGTATCCAAAACCGTAATTGAAACCGTGATTGGCTCTCTTAGCCCAATCGCGCTCACTGTAAGTTCCATTGCCGAGCGTGCTTGACCCTGGTACTGTACTGACTTCATCATACGGCTTATTGAATATGAGTGACCCTGTCTGTCGGTGTATATCCAATCCTTTTTCATATACTTCTTTCATTTGAGTGATGTTACCTACGTACGCTACAATCCTTGCCTCAATCTGACTCATATCTAATGAGTATATAATATGTCCCTCATCTGCCACGTAATAACTCAGCACTTCATGTGGTACGTTCTGTAAATTCACTCCTGTTCCAAAGATGTTACCACTACTCGAGATGCGTGAGAATCTCGTACCAACTGGATTGTATGAGCAACGCATTCGCCCATCTTCATCCACGTTATTCACATTAAGGAATGTCGATGCCATCTTTTGCAAGCTACGAATCTCGAGTATTAAGCTAGCTTCTCTAAAGCCCTTATTAGCTATGCGTTTCAGCGCCTCCTCATCAGTAGTAGGTTTACCTTTCTTGCTTAGATAGGGTTCTATTTTACACTTGTCGTAGAAGTATTCTGCTACCTGTTGTGGACTAGCTAGATTGAACTCACATCCTGTAAGCGAATAAACTTGGTGTGTCAATTCACTGGCTTCGAATATAGCATTCTTTGCAGCTCGTTCCATTCCTTCTTTATCTATCTTAATCCCACGCTCCATCATATAGCTTAATGGGCCAATCAGTTTTATCTGCCGCTCATATGCATCGTAATTACCACGCTCTTCCAGTTCAGCTAATTGCTTAGGAAATGCATCAGCACATACTATTGAATCTAAACAATTGTAGTTCCATCCTTTGCTGTATTCTCCTACTCCTGTTAGCCACAGTTTACCATCACGCTTATAGTATGGTACGTCAGTCCACATACTCGTGATAAATTCTAACGACTTACCCCTGTAAGTCTTACCTCCAAAATCCGGATATAGTATATGCTGCGCAATCATAGTGTCGCCAACAAGATTGCGAGTGCGTATGCCATACTTACGTAATAGAAAATGCGAATCAAAGATAGCATTCTGACCACCTTTCATCCAACGCTCATTAGATAGCAGGTCCTCGATACTGAGCATTATCTTATACTCTTGCTCCGCAGTAAAGTAATCACCACTGGCATCTACAAAAGGAATACACATTACGTCAACTGGTCCTGTCGCAAAGCTTATACAGCTTAGCTCCTGAGTCTTTGGAGTGAGTTCAATGTCGTAATAAACTATACCTCCGTATTCTGCGTATTCTTTACACTCTTCTAGCCAGCTAATGGCTTCGTAGTAACTTGGATGTATTAGCAGTTTGCGATCAGTCAAACGGAGTTCTGAGAACTCAGACTCAGCTTTAGCTTTCTTAAAATCTATAGTGATTAAGTACTTCGCGAGATACGCTGCAGGATTTGCCAGCACTTTTTCGTCAGTGTATATTGCAGGGTGTAAACTAGGTATGACCTTTCTGCCAGGAATGAGAGTCGACTCAATAACACTGCCGCGCCATGCAGTAATTCCAGTGCGATCACAAAGCGCAAATAGCGCAGTGTTACCAAGTGCGATGATAACATTCGCTTTACTTTCCATAAGCTCATCACGCAGTACCTCTATGTAGCGTTGTCCCAACGCTGTTACGCCTGCTTTCTTTCCTCTCAACTGAAAGTAGCGATCTAATTCAAACTCAACATCCTTCACTACATTTGTGAGGTAACATGCGCTGCGTGCAATGCGTGCATTCTGTAGACATTCATTCAAGTTCCTTCCAGCCGGACCCATGAATGGCTTACCATACTTAACTTCATACTTTGCTGGCTGTTCTCCTACTATTGCTATCTTTGCTGATAGGCTTCCGTCTGGTCCTACTAAGCTCGACATATAGTTTCCTCTCTCGACGTGAGATTTTCTGGCATAACTTACACCGGCGATGAGTTACTCCATTTTTATCCTTTTGATACCGCGTAGTTTCTTTAGTATATTCGTGCCCCCTCACACAATGAGTCTTCTTCTTACCACTCATTTTGCTCCTACCTCTTGTATTAGCCTATTTATATAGGCATCACGAAAGTGTGAACTTAAGTCATAACCAATTCCTTTGTGACCAAGCTCGAATGCAGTGCGTATTGTTACTCCACTTCCTGCGAATGGCACGAGTACATTCGATCCTGGCCAAACGAAGGTATCAATGAGTTCTCTCATTAACGCTGGTGGCCGTTCGGTTGGATGAATACGTTGTGATGATGGGACTCCATTGAAGTCGAAAACATTGCTCCTACCCTGTTTACGTATCTGAGCACTTCCTTTACGCCCATACACGAACATTTCATAGGAGTTACCTAAGTTAGTATTCATTCCTTGAGCCTGTCCTTGCGATAATCCCTTCTTCCATATAGCAGGAATTTTAGTAACTTCGAACTTCGCACGTTGCATAGCACTTATAACACGTGCAATATGTTCTGGACCGCACCAGATAATAATAAAGCTATTATCTGCAGCGAGGCGATAGCACTCATCTGTTAGCTTGTTCAAGAATGCTAAATAATCTACGTTACTAATCTCCTTATAATCGTGCTGTAATGAACCATCGCTATCACCATCGGCACGTTGTTCTTGTAGGTCAATTCCGTACGGTGGATCACACTCAATAAAACTGAACTGTCCTGACTCAAGTGTATTGTCAAAGAAGTCACCTACTACATATGCACTGAGTGGATCATCAGGTGATGACATACGTCCAGAGAGCACTGCGTCCTTGCGAGCTTCAGCAACAGCAACTTTATTCGTCATTACATTAGCGAAGCGTGAGAGCTTCTTCATTGCTGCTGATTTATTCTTCTCCTTATCTAATTCAAGCTCAGGCAAGAGGCGCATGGCTTCAGCTAGTTTCATATCCTGAATAACTGTGGCGTGGCTAACACCAAGTTGTCGTGCCGTATCACGAATAGAGTGTCCTGGTGCGTCTGCACTGCGAGCTATTTTCTGACCGTGGATTTGCACCAGTGTTAAGTGTAGGCGCTCTTTCATCTTTACTTCTTCATCGTAGTTCAAATTGAGTCTGTCGAGATTCTCGAACAGTTCAACAGCGGCAAGCTCAAGTTCAGTCATTGGCTTGTCGTAGATGCGACAGCTAATCTCTGTCCATTTAAGTGCAGTACATGCTAGGAATCGTCTACCTCCAGCTATTAGTTTGTATGGTGGTTCTCCATTAGGTGAGTAAACAGCGATTGGGTGAATTAATCCGTACTTTTCGATAGATGTCATGAAGTCCTGGATGATGCCGTAGGACTGACGACCACGTGATTCCATAGCTGCATCAATTTGCTCCATTGGTACGATGCGTAGAATTCCTAAATTGATTGTAGGCATCTACATTAACTCCTGTTGGCGCTTGGCCATTAAAGTGTAGTATAGTTCTGCGAGTTGCTTCTCGCTCAACTTAGCAATAGCAGATTCAGTTGGAACTTTAGGCTTCTTTTCACGCACGGGTTTATCAGGCACGAAGTGTCGGCGCTCACGCATAGATAGGATCAGTTGGAGGCCTTCCTCTGGCGGTAATTCACTGAGCGACTTAATTTGTAGGTCATTTAGCGTAGCCATAACATCCCAACCTAATCTATGTAGTGCGAAATGAACCTTGTGATGTAGCTTAACTAAATGAGATGGTTTGATGCACCTCTTATTTCTACAGATGTGATGTATATCGTAGTCTTTTTGAACTTTGCCATGTAGTATAGTATATACGTATTGGTGTGCAAGAGTACATCTTCCAACTATGTTAGGAGATACGTATAAAGCATAACCATCTCTAGTAAGCTCTTCTGTCCACTCCCAACATCCACTATTACGTATACGCATATTTTTGTAGACTGATTTTAAACGAGTATCCATTGCTACTCCGGTTAAAACTTAACCTTAGCGCTATTCACCTGCTTGTCTCATGTAGTCCTGAACCATCTTCCTATAACTCACTTCACGACTAAGCATTGCTATCACGAAGTACGGCCCGAACTCATCTAGCATAACTATTGCGTCATCTACAATCACGGAGAATACTCGCTTCAGCATTCCGTGCTCTAGGTGCTGCTTCAGCTTATTGTACTGGGCATCAGTTACCTCGAATGTTACGCGGTGTGTGTAGGACTTATTCATACTGCTCCTACTCCTGTCAACCGGTGCTCACAAACCGGCATGTTTTTCCGTAGCCAACAATCAGAGTTGCGCCAATGTACGGAACTCGAAGCACGTGCTGGCTCACGTGTGTAGGGAAAGTGGACGGGCTGCACCAATTCTTGTGAGTAACTCTTTGGAACAACCCGTCTCCACTTCTGTCACCTGAGTGACCGAGCGCGTGTCACGCGCAACTACTGCTGCTTCAGCCAGCGATTTACTTCGTTCGAATCACCATACTTTGGATCAGTACGTACACCAAGTATGGCCCAGCCTTCCTTGCCTAGCCAATCACTGGTGTCATTAGCTGCAGTCTTATCTATGTCGAATGCCTCACAGAAGTTAGACAAGAATTGCCTTAGCATTGCAACACGCTTCTCACCCATGCTTCCCTTTGGGAAGTGGCACTGCCAGTACACTTCCTTCACCAGTGGTTCATCTGCTACATCCATTCGCAGATTCAACATGAGGTCGCCATTCTTGTCTGGCTTTGTTGCTACATCGAGTATCCGCAACTTTGCCTCAGTACCAGCAGGCAGTATCTTTAGTTCTGGAATATTATCCAGGTCAAATTCTGAGAAATCAATAATAGGCATTGTCTTTGCTCCAGTTTGAGATGCGTAGAATTTCTTCTCAGCTTCTTTAGCTATTTCTTCTTCACTAACCCTTTCCATAAGTTGAGGTAGACCTACATCGGCACGGAAATCAGCATCAGTTGGATGCGCGCTACGCTTGCGTGGCATTACTTACTTACCCTCTTATCAGGTGTAAATAGCAGTGGCTTATCATTAGTAGGATAACCACACTTCTTTAGTATTGCTTTCAGATCTGGCTCCTCATACGTACTGAGTTTACCTTCGCCAGCAAGTCTACTACTTGCCAGATACTTACCCACACGACGAGTTATTATCTCGTACTTTACACCAGTTGCTGAATCCTTCGTGTGTGTGATCCACTGTTCACCAAAGCTAATTGGTATGAGAGTGGATTCTTTACCTGTTGATACGAAGCGGTACTCGACAGGCCCACCTGATGAGTCACTCACTGGTGCTACATGACCTGTTACTATTATATCACAGGATAATGTCATGAGTGCCATCATCGAGCTGTGTATCTCATACTTTGCTTTAGGATAGTCCTCCTGAAAGCGTGGCTGCGTGCCTGGTCTATTAGCAGCATACAGAATGCCATCCATAATTGCTTCTTGCCATTTGGTGCAGGAATCGAGTACGTATGTAGCGAAGTGATTGAAGTACCCGTCGCGCTTACGCTGCTCGAAGTCCTTCTTCCATTTAGCGAATGCTGCTGGCTTGGATGGATTATCTCCCTCGTATGAGGTGTCAACTACTATCTCACCACGGCGTATCCAGTCACGTAGGCCCATAGTGCCACCGCGCTCGAAGCTGTCGATGTGCACTGGCTTGCGCGCTGTACGCATAAGGAATGTCTTGCCAGAACCTTTATCACCTAGTAACAGTAGTGAGAACTGCTGGTTCTTTTCCTCTTCTTGATACAGTTTATAGAGACGCTCAGCTTCGATCCTTGCATCAAGAGGCACTTGCTTGCTCCTTAGCTATTGTTTCAGCGGTTTTGGCTAATATCTCAAACACTTCTTCTACCGTACTTACGTAATTCCATAAGTTCGTATAGTGCAGAGGCTTGCAGTACGGATCGTTACTGAGTAAGCATCCACACCACACTCCTTTAGTTGTACCTTCCCACACTTGTACACCAGCGAAACCTAATGCTACGATTCGCTGCAGGTGATTAGTAATAGTCATTCTGATACTTGCTCCTTTGTTAAGTCGATGAACTGCTTAGCACCACTATCTATCGGTAGACTCTGTTGCCGTTCTTTAGAGTCATCCACAAAGTTACTTTCATTAGCTTCTCACGATGCTCTTTCGTTATCCAGTTCTCACGCTTGCAAGCTTTACAATACCTTCCTCCTTTAGCTGTTCGACCAGTATTTATTGGAGTAAATTCATGTCCTCTCTTGCACACTGCTTGCATCAAGGCGCGCAATCGGTTGACGAATGGCAGCGCACCTTTCTTAGTATTCTCACCACTGGTTACAAGCTCCATATGTCTTACTTCTATACAATTACGTACTCTGCACAGGTGATTCACTTGAAGCTTGCCAGGAATAGGTCCATGATATACTTCCCATATCCACCTATGCAATACAAGTGTGCGTCCTCCTATACCAATCTTACCGTATCCATTTCTAGTACAAGCACCCAGCCATATTAAACAGAGATTATTATCCCTCCGGCATTTGCTGTACACTATATCTAAACGCTTAGCTAGACTGTACGGTGGATACCCCACTCTGATCCTCCGCTGGCTTTGTCAAGTCCAACGTTATGTTAGTATGCTGCTCACGGGGATCCCATACTTCTCGCTTGAAGCCTAGAGGTACCTGTTCGCATCTAGTGAGGGGGTTACTCCAAGCGGAACAGAAATCGAAATAGCTACACTTCCTACCGTAACTAAAGCAGGCGTTTGGATTCATAGCGAAACTTCGCAGCGTTGGATTCTCAGTATCATCAGTCTCCTTCAAGTATTGAGTATCGTACATTAGGTTATCATACCAGTTTCGTGTGCTATCTACGAACGCTTGCATTTGGCCAAGGCTTTTTTCTACTATCGCCTCGTCGAATTCACTCGGCTTAGCCTTGTAGAAGAAACTACACCTAACACGTATGCCACCTACCAAATTATCCTCTCCAAACAGGCAGTACAAAACGTGCAGATAAGTTAGCATCTGTGTAGACAGTAACCACTGTTCACTCCAATTGCCCATACGACGCTGTGAGGTCTTGTGATCTAAGCATATAATCTTACCATCACGCTCCCGCTGCAGTAACGCGTCAATCTTGAAGTACATCGCGCTATCTGGTGCAATCAGTACTGTGCCTCCTATCTCAGTACCGAGTACCTTGTAATCCCTAGCATCACCAGCGAATCGCTGCGCGTATTGCATCAATGTCTTCATTGCATTAGCCGGATCTTTGGGAGCAAATGAACCATCGCTCTCATCACTTAACTTTGATCTGTAGGCATTATAGAATAAGTAACACGCCTCTTCTATCGACTCCTTACTGTATTGATTATTCAGCAGATGCTCGACAGCTAAGTGCCAGCAGCTTCCAAAATGTAAGTGATTGTTAACGTAATCCTCTCTCCACTGCAATATGTGCTCATACATATACTTGCGTGGACAAGCCATGTATACACTCAGCTTTGAAGGATCTACTACGTTCCACGTATCTTGCTCAGGTAGTATGTCTAATAGCTTCATCTAATTCTTTCTCTACTTGCTCAATTGAATCCAGCATAACTGTACGCTTTACATACTTGTCAGTAGCCGCGTCGAATAGTAATAGGTTTAACCTCCTGTGTTTGAGTGCAAATATCACGCACGCCATTGAGCACATTACTGAGAGTCCAGTAATCACGATGTGATCTTCTGGCTCACTATCTACCATTCTTGGTAGGAACTCTCGCAGCATGTTACTAATTGCTGTTCGTCCAACTGGTTCAGTTGACAGGAACACAAGCTCACCATGTTGTGCAGCAGAATTCCAATCGTGAAATCCTTTAGCTACTACATATACTTTCTTATGTTCACTCACTTATTCTCCCTTGTTCCTTTAGGGCTGGCCAAAGTGAGCACCAGCCCGTGTTACGGTTAGATTTTAACCTTAGCGGTCACGGCGGCGACGTGCTTCAGCTGGATTGTACTCTGCTGTCGCATCAGAAGCAGGAGTCTCCTCGCCACCATTCACGCCTTCAGTGATAGCTGCAATCTCTTCTGCTGTCGGCTCACCCTCGCTACCATTAGTGGTAGGAACCTCAGGTGTAGCACCACGCTTGGCAAAACGCTCCTGAATAAGCCGCAGTATTTCTTCCTGACGCTCAGGAGTCCAGTCATCGAAGTTCTCACTGATAACTTTGACCGGATCAACTGTCTTAACAGCAGACACACCACTCAATTTCACACCAGGCTTCCAGCTGCTCATATCGTTCTGGATACGCTCAGCGGTCAGACCAGCACTGAGCATCTTACGTGCGTTGGCCTGAGCAGCAATCGTAAGTGCACGCTTGAACAGTTCATGAGTATTTTCGGCACCGTACATCGTTACAGCTTCTTCAATATTCTCAGAGAAGTTGTAGGAGAATTCCATTTCTGGTTTTCCAGTGGTCTTTACGCTAACTTGTTCTGCCTTCATTGAATTACCTTTCACATTGTTAGTTGAATGAAATGAGTCGTCCAGCACACTTTTTGCTGCACCACCTTTCACTGTCAGTAAGTATACCACGAAATTGTGAGTTTGTCAACCACAAAATGCACCACTTGTTAATTTTGAGTCGATAGATACTCCTTGTATAATTTAGCTCGTAAGACCAACGCTTCGTTGGTAGGATTCAAGTACGTTAAGTCTTTGTACTCGGTCATCGTCAGCACACCATTAAGAAATTGTGCTTCTTTACCATGTACGCTTAATGCACGCCGTGCGTAGCATCCAGCACACAAGAACATGCTGTCTAGAAAGTAGATTGGATTACCACTACTTATGCAGTCGTGTTCCATTACTTCTTCAGCCTCGCTTCGATCATTGCCAGTACATTCTCGAGTTGATCCTCACTAACTGCGTTGACGATAGTTGCAGGATTATACTTCTCACGCGGTGCACTTGTAATTTTCTTGTTCACCTTAGGCTGTTTCTTAGCAGGCAGCGGAAGTTTATATTCGCGTACTTGCCATGTCAGTGATCTTGCGCCTACGAACTTCTGATAGGCGTGCAATTGCTCAATGGTATGCTGCTCCTTCAGATGAGGAATGTGACACGCTTGGCATCGTGAGATGCCACAACAGTTTACTAGGTTAGTGCTGTCTGTGCACTTGTGTCCACCCTTAGCCTGATACTTTATTACTCGCTGATCGGCAGGAGTAAGTTCCTTGAGCATCGCTAACAGTTCGGCTTTCTGTTCTGGCGTCATAGTTACGGCTCCAGTATAATGATTTGACGACCGATCTTACGTGCGTACCGAATAGTTGACCAAGTACCTGAACGAAGTATTTCTTTCATCTCTTTAGGCGCTGCAATCAGTATGTCAGAGGTATCTACAATATCCTTGTTACGATCAAGGTATTTACATGGCAGCAGTATATGCACTCCAGTACCAGCTACCCATGCACGCTTCCTTGGATCAAGTGGTGGATGAACTATGATATGAAAGCCCATCGGCAAAGCGATTGCGTGAGCCTGAGCATCGGCACCAATACAGTCTCCATGATGAAGCTCAGTGAACGTAGGCTCCATTAGAAAGTTTCGTAATGAATCCTGTTGATTAAAAGTCATACCGAGGTGAGTACCAGTAAATCCTACCTTCACTTAGTTCATCCTTTCAGTTTGTGGCCGCATCACCGATCATACAGTGATTATACCACACGAACGCATGTTTGTCAACCAAACTGAAAATTTTAAGCCGGGCCGCTCAGTA